CGTTAGCCGCCAACGGCGGAAGCCCTTGACCTTGCATCAGTTGACCTACCAAGGTCGAAGACCCCAAGCCCCCGGCAAGGACACCCTTTGAAAAAGGTCGAAAAATACGGGAGAGTGAATAGGGAGAGGGGGGGTGGGGCCCCCCAATGGGCGGTGGGGGGTGCGGCCAGGGTTTGGGCATGGTCACGAGGTAGGTGGTGGGGCATAACAGACTGGCGGTCTAGCGCGTAGGTCTAGGCTGGCGGTCTAGGTTCGGGCATGGGGTGCGCGGGGTTCGGTCGGTCAATGGGTTACGGGGTAGGGCTGGCGTCCTCGTTCCTCGGTTGCCATCAAGGCGACGGGGTCAGCGTGCTTACCGACAGGGGCGGCCAATCGGGGCGCGTCTCTGGCCGAATAGTTTGCGGTCTGGCCGTCTCGGTTGGTGGTTCTAATAATGGCGGGGGTTAACACTTGACATTCGTCCGAAAGTGTGCGCATAATCTAGGGGTGAGGTTGTGCGATCTCGCCCGACTGCGGTCGGTCATCAGATAGGGGTTAATCATGAAGGGTTATCTAATTACCACGCCGACGGATTTGGCGCGGCGGCTTGCGGATTATTACGGCGGGACGGTTTCGCGTCCGTTGTCGCAGCCTGATATCTGTGTTGTGATGTATAACGGCGCGCGGCTTGCGGTTGTGTCTCGTGAAGAAGACCCCGCGGGGCTGTTTCTTTTCAGTGGTGGGCGCGGCATGGTCAAGCCTCACGGGTGGATGTTTGACGATGCGCTCGCGTTTGTGAATCGCGTTTTGACTGTTGGCGGCGAGGATGTCCCGACTAATTTCATGACCGATCTACGACGGGACGCTGCGCGGTGGAATGCGTTTATGAACGGTCCCGAATATGTTCGGCGGCGTGTTCCGTTTATTGTGTGCGCATCATGTGACAATGTCGGTAATGAAACTATGGTGAATCCATTAGTGGCGGCGGTTGTCCCGTGGGATGTCATGGGCGACGCTCGTTCGTTTGCTTTTGTGTGCGATAAGTGCGCGAGCGGTTCGGCGGTGGTGTTGTGATTGACCCGTGTTTAGATTGTGGTTTGTCGACGGCGTTCGGGTCGGGTCGGTTTGTTAATCGCATACCAGCCGACAGGGAAGACTACGAGACGGGCGAATACCGCGACGGTTTTCTATGTGCCATGTGTGCGGGTTACGAGTGCGATAAATGCGGCGGGCAGATTTACGTCGATACCGAAACACGCGCCGAAGACGCGCGCGGGTTTGTTTCTGTTTTTCATGCTGAATGTTTGGGGGTGGTGTCATGAGCCGCGCGGATTGGTTGCCGACAGTCGTTGCGAAGATCGGCGGCGGGGTTGTTGTCTCGTGCAAGTGCGGCGAGTCGTTGCGGTTCATGCTGCACCACGACGCGAAGACAGCACCATTGGTTCAGATCAAGAAGAACGGCAGCGCGGCGGCATTGGTTCCTAATGCGTTTCCGCTCCCTGTTGGTCCTCTTGATACTGGCGGGTCTTGCGATGCCACGACGGCGGCTTGCGTGGACTGCTACGCGGCGAACCTTGAGAACTTGTACGCGCCATTCGCGCGGGGTGCGTCGGTGAATTTCTCGAACCTTCAACACTTGAAAGAGTGCGGGGGTCAACGGGCTGTCGTTGCCGCGTTGGTGGCTTGTGTCGAACACTCAGAGCAGCAGCAACGGGGGCGCGGTGTTGTGCGTCCGTCGTTCCGTTGGCATTCAGGCGGCGACATATTTGCGGCATGGTATGGGCGCGCAATCCGTGCGGCGGTGGTCGCGTCTCCGACGGTTGCCCATTGGATTTACACGCGCGACGCGGTCAGGGTGAAAAGCCTGATGCCTGTACCGGAGAACTTGCGGGTGATGCTTTCGGCAGACTCTGAGAATGTAGATCGAATGGCGCGCTCCGGTGCGCGGCTCGGCTTGCCGCTTGCCATGTTGGCAGACGATCAAGCGCACGCGGTCGCGTTGTGGGCTCGTGCTGTTGCTGCCGCTCCTGTGGCGGTTCCTGTCGAATGTCCTGCGACTGGCAAGTATGCGCGGGATGGTCAAGGCGTCGCGGCTCATGTGGTCGGGTTGGATGGTCGGCGGGCGTCTGCTGTTCCTGATGCGCTCGGCGTTGGTGCGTGCGTTGCTTGCCGCGTTTGTTTGCCCGACGGGGCTGCGCGTGGCGTCACCTTCCTTCTTCACGGCGGGAAGAATCGCGGAGCGTCTGCGGGGCGTTTGGGTGCTGCTGTGGCTGTTCGGGTTCGTCGTGCGGCGGTGGTGTCATGATTGGCGCGTATGAGTGTGATCTCGGATGGTGCGAAGATGTCGCTACTTGGGATGTTCGCGGGTTGGTGCTTGTAGCGGTTGGTGCGTTGATCGCGTGGGCGGTGGTTCGCTGTGTCTGATCGTGTAGACCTGCTCCCGTGTGCCGTGTCTAAGCACGACCACGATCACAAACACTCCGCCCGCTGTCTGCCCGTGGTGGCTCGTGAGTTGCCGCGCTTGCCTCGTGGGTATGCGTGGCGTTGGGGTCGTGTGCGTGGCGGTTGGGCTGTTTGGGGTGAGTCCGACGACGGCGGGCGCGGTTATTTGGTATCACTTCCGACGTGCCGCACGGGTGGCGATTTGGTTGTGATTGTTTGGGCGTTTGTTCTTGGGTGTCGTCGTGTCTGATCGCGTAGATCGTTTGCCGTGTTCGGGGCTTGATCCGTTGGGGCATCGGTGCGGGTCGGGTTGTTTGCCGATTGTGGCGCGGGGTCTTCCGTTGGTTGCGGGTTACCGTTGGCGGTATGGCTCTACGGCGCGCGGGTGCTGGTCGTTGTGGCTGGAGAAGATCGGCGGCGGGGGCGGTCGTTGGTTTGTTCTTGATCGTCCCGCGGCAGAGTCGGCGCGCGAGTTGGTCGCGGTTGTTCATGCTTACGCGGTCGGGTCGCGGGGTGTCATCGAGTAAGCGCGCCGACATAATCCGAACGAAAAGCCCGTGCCGATTTGGTGCGGGTTTTTTGTTGGGTCGATTTCGTCATGACGATATTCAAGGCGTGTCATAGTGGCGGGCGTTTGGGGTATTTCGAGCTCGACACCTCGGCCAACACAGCGAGCTGGCCAGCGGCGAGCGGCCGGAAAACCCAAACCGATCCTGGGTGTGGGTTGGCAGCGTGCGTGACCGCAAAATATTTTCGCTGATGTGGCTTGTCAGCGTGCGTTCAAGGCAAATAATTCTGAATTAGTGTGGTAAACATTGTTTATGGCTTCTGTTCGCTCTGTTACGGCTCATCATCTTGGGGGTTATGCCTCGATTCATACTCGTAAACGGTATAAAAAAGACATCATGACCTGGCAACGGTGGTGTGCTTTGGTGGACATTCATCCTTTGGATTGCACGGCGGTGAACGCTCAACTGTTTGTGGATTGGATGGCTTCGCAGTACACATCAACGTCGGTTGCTTCGCGTGTTTGTGGGGTCGCTAAGTGGATGGATGCGCTGGTCGATGCTGGTGTTCTTAAGGTTCACGGTCTGCATTCGGTCAAGATGCCGAAGCGTGTCATCGTGCTTGATAATTCAACTGTGCCGTCTGATGATGAGATGGTGCTGGTCATGTCAGCGTTCTCTCAGCGTGGGCCTCGGTGGGAATGGCTCGCTGCGATGGTCGCCTGGGGTGGCTGTGATTGCGCTGAAGCTCTCCGAATTCGTAAGACGGATGTTCGGACATGGGAAGGGAAGACGCTGGTCACGGTGCGTTCTCGTCGAGGTAACAGGCGCGAGATCCCGGTGGACGGTCGTCTTGAAGTGTTGACTCTTGGTCTGACAGCGGTGTTCGCTGAGACTACGACTCTCGGTGGCAAATTTACTTCTAAGCACGCGACTGAGACGATTAATGATGTCGCTTCGGGTGCTGTCGGTCGTCGGCTTACGGTGCAGGATATGCGGCGTTGGGCTGTCCGTAGGCAATTTGACCGGGGTGTACCGACTGCGGTGATTGCTAAATGGCTTGGTCATAAAAATGATCGGTATGTCCGTCAGACTTTGCGGTTGCTTGACCCTGTCGCTTTAGTTAGCCAGGCTGATGTAATAGCTCAGATTATGGTCGAGCCTGATGGGAACAGATTTGGGTCGGGTTCTGCACCTGACTCAGTTATTTCGTGATCTTGCCGACACGCTGGTGTTATTAGTTGTCGTTTTGATTTAATCTGTCATTTGCTATTTCAAGAAAATTGTCAATATGAAGAGTTTGTTCGTGCAGGTCGGGGTACAAGTCATTTAAGAATTTAGTTATCGCTGGGTCGCATTCGCTGTTCACGACTTTTCGATGAACTAAATAAACATCAAAGGGTTCTGCATCCTCAACCCACATAACTAGGTCATTCTTTGTAACTGGTTTGCGGCAATGCGCGCACAACGCTTTTTCTTGTACAAGTTCATACATATCCACTATTTTGTGATCTTTCCGATGATCCACCACAGGATGGCAACACACGTTGCTGCCAATCCTGCGAAGTAGATGACTTCAACTGTTTTGTCCACGAAACGCTGCTCCTCAGGCGATAGTTGGTTCATCATAATCCTTTGATGTACTCGCTTTTGAGTCGAAATGCGTTGATGCAATAGTCGTCGGCATTTCCCCGGTCTTCGGCTTCTTGTCTGTTCATGCCGTCTTCGTGCTGGATGCAGAATCCCCACACAAAATCGTGGTCAATGCCGTACTGCAACCATTCTTGCTCGTTCATTCCGTCTCCAATACTGGTCGCAATTGTTCACCGACCCATTTTGCTACGGGTGACGCTACACCATTACCGCATTGCTTGTAGCGGTTGGTGTCGGCTTGTTCTTTACCGTCTGCCGTCCAGCGGGTGTGGTCGTCAGGCCATCCTTGTAATCTTTCGCATTCCAACGGGGTAAGTCGACGTACTGCTAGCCCCGGCGAAGTTAATACTGCATGACCAGTCCCGTTTGTTCCTGACCTCAAAGTTGGAGAAACTTCTATACTTGGCGAGGCGTTGCTTGAATAATGAGAAAACGCGATTGATACCGAAGGCGGTTGTTGGGATGATTTGAGTGTTGGCGATGTGTCTTCAAAGACTGCCGCATTGCTACCAAACTGGGTATCAAATGAGTAGGTAACTTCTGCCAGCATTGGAGTGTTGCCACCACCTAAGCCCATTTTGGCGGGCAATGTATGGCAGATGTCGTCGCCTACTCGCGGCCCGTCACGGTATGAATTCTCAAAGATGATCGGTTCGGCAATAAAGATTTGCGCGTGGTGCGACTGCGTTGATGGCACTAAACCATTGAGACATAGGGCTGTATCGGTTTCGGTTACGCTGAAGTTGTTGGCTTTAGCATCTTCACGAATCGAATATGCGACAGGCATGATTGAACCCGACATGACTTCTTGGTGATTGGAATAATTCTTTGCGCCGTAGGTAGTTGTCAATGTAGGCCCTAGTTCTGATAAGGGCATATTGACAGGCATCAGGACGGTAGCTCTGGTTTCGCCACCGTTGTCAAAGGCATTGAGGGTCGGTGTTACATCACCTTCTACCCATGTTTCATCGTCGGTATTGGTTTGCGCCCGGCGCGACTTCACATATGGGTAATTTGTTTCTCCATTACCTGGATCAATGCCTGCCTCAACAAGTCGGGCAGAATCTTTCCGCGCCTTTCTGCCCTTCGCAAAATCCCCTCGGCTGCCTTGGATGAGAGGTAGTAGCGGGTCGGGACATCTTTCGCTGGCTGTAGGACAGAAGACAGATACGAGAAAAATTCGACGTCTGCGCTGAGGCACTCCGAAGTATTGCGCGTCCAGCACGGCGTATTCTTGTGTAATCGCCCCGATGTCAGCCAAACTTGAGAGGACGACACCGAAGTCGGCTCCTTTGTTGCTTGACAAGGCTCCTGGGACGTTTTCCCATATGGTGGCTCTTGGGTAAATAGAGTTAGTTGCAT